CTTTTAATATCGGCACTAATTATCCCAATTCTAAAACATCTCCCAATATTACAACGGACCCCGCACAAACCACTCTCGGTTTTATTTATACTCGTCGGGATGGTTCGGGAGGATTCATCAATGGCCCTTTTACAACTGTTATTGATCCGGAAGGCTTGGACATTGATAACGTAACGCTTGGTGAGGTGCAAAATAATCAATTTTCAATACAACGAGTTTCGCTCTTCCCGCAAAGCATGTTCACTGTGATCGAATATAGTCAGAATGATTACGGGTCGATAGCAGCAGCGGAGACAGCTATTAATACTGAACTATTTGTCAAAAACCCTGGTGTTGCTACGGCAAGTTTTCGTGGATGGCTGATAGTTAAAAAAGAGGCGGGAGATTTATCCGACCCCTCTCTTGCTAAGTTTATAGTGGCAGGTAGGCTTGGTGATATATTGAGGTCTTAGTATTTTAGGTATTAAATTTCACTTTATTAATCTTTTTGGAGGGGGATATCTCCCCATAAAACTATGAACCATAAAATAGAGCATAAAGTTCCGAGGAGGAAGAAGAAACAATGCCGTTTCTAGTTTGGGACAGTCAGAAGGAAGCGGAGGATTCCTTGCTAGCTATTAACACCATGTACGGCTGCCCTTATGAAGCCGAAAACGGCTACAGGATGGATCGGTGGGACTCTGTTGTTAAGTCAAATACAGGCAATAGTTATGGGTTTATAAAACCACAAGAAAGGTTAGGCAAAAAGATGGATGACCTCATGCCTGCTCTAAAGCCTGGATTTATCGAACATGATAAAATCCCCGATGACTTTAGGCCTAAAGGGGATGATGATGTCAAGTAAGCAGTCTTTGGAGGAAGGAGGTACAACTTTAACTCCGCTCTCTGAAAAAGAGATAGATGAGAAGTGTAAGTCTAAGCACTATGATATGATACATACGTATGTTACTACTGGTATGAGTAATAGGGAGCTAGGAAATATGTATGATATTTCTGAGGCTCATATACAACATATCAAGAAGACTTCTCTTTGGAAGAATGAAGAAGAGCTTTTGAGGAACAGTCTTAGGAATGATAATCAAGTTAAGATTGAGCTTCTCGTTCCTACTGCTATTAATACCATCGAGGATGTTATGAATGATGAGATGAACTCTCCTACTGCTAGGGTCAATGCTGCTGCAAAGGCTCTAGAGATTGCAGAGTATGGTAAGGCTAAACCTGAGGGAGGAGTGGGAGGGAGGAATGTTACTCTTAATTTAACAAGGCCGGGATGGGATAAGGGAGGAGAGGGGAAGGGAGATACTATTAATATTCAGGTCAACGTGGATTGATGGCCTAGGCGGGGCACGAAGTGCCATCCTAGTACTAGTCCTACATAAAAATAAAGAAGGCAACTAGAGAAAAGGAGAAGGATCATGGCAATGGATAAAGGTGTTAGAAAGAGCATGCACAATTCGCTTGCACCACAGGGGGTATCGGAGGGGTCTAATAATACAAGTAAAGGAAACACTATCGGTCCTTTGATGTCTACGAGTGAGCAGAATAAAATGGCTGGAAAAGCAAGTGGCGTGGGAAAAGATAAGAGAATGAGTTAAGGCCATCTAAAACAAGGAGAAACAAATGGAGAATAAGAATTATATTAATAAGAATTATATTAAAAGGATGGATGCGTTTGGCAACACAGAAGGGCATCCTAGTAATAAAGCTTATAGTGGAGATATGGTGGATGAGAGAGGGCCTCCTGAGGGATGTACTCCTTATAGTAATCCTAGTCAGGTTCCTGTTTACGGGTCTTCTACGGGAGTAGTGAAGGAGGTAACAGAGAAGAAGGTTAAACATAATGTTACTAAGAAGAAGGGGAACTTTGGAAGCAATTATCACAGATGATGTTCCGGTAGAGATAGATGGGAGGTCTCTCTCAAGTATCTTACCTCCATCTCCTGTTGACATCCTTTATGGGAAGAAGGGGCCTACAGATAAACAGATTATCTTTAGAGATTCTCCTGAGAAGTATAAGCTTTTTGGAGGGGGATTAGGAGGAGGTAAGAGTTGGGCTTTGTGTGCTGAGGCTCTTAGGTTTACTCTTATGTATCCAGGGAATTATGGATTTATCTGTAGAAGTGAGGCATCTGCTTTCAAGAAGAGTACCCTTAAGCATCTCCTCTCAAACATTGCTTATCTTGAGAAGCTTTCAAAGGAACAAGGCGGACCTAAGTTGTTGGTAAAGCATCATATCCAAGATATGGTTTTGACCTTTTTCAATGGCTCAGTGATTCTTTATGGTGGGCTTGGTACTACTGTAGAGGATCAGGAGAAGATTAAGAGTACGGAATTTGGATGGTTTGCTGTAGATGAGGCTGCTGATCTTAACGCTGAGATTGCGAGGATGTTGAAAGGTAGGTTGAGATTAGTACTGCCAGATGGGACAAGGCCTCGGTACTTTGGACTCTTTGCTTCTAATCCTGCACCAGGATGGTTAAAAGATGATTTCGTAACTCCACAGATAGAAGGGTATCCTAGGGAAGATCATCTCTTTGTACCAAGCCTTGTTAAGGATAATCCCTACCTCCCTCCCGGTTACTTGGAGGAGCTAATAAGGGACAATCCTAAGAGTTGGGTTAAGAGATTTGTTAATGGAAGTTGGGATGCAGTAGAAGGACAGATATGGCCTGAGTTTGATAGAAATGTTCATGTGTACCCAAATGAGAACTCAGATGCTGTGATTGATCCTCCTCCTCTAGGAGGGATGATAAAGAGTATTGGGGGATTAGATCATGGAAGAGTCAACCCCGCTTGTTTGCTTGGAGCCTATACCGATGGGGATGATAACATCTTCATCTATGATGAGTATTACTCTAAGGGTATTGTATCAGACCATTGTGCAGGGATTCATGCGATCTTTGATATAGAGAACTTCGAGTATATAGATGCTGATCCTAGTGTTGGAGCTAGGAATCAAGATAAGAATGGAGAGTTGTGGAGTAATGAGGATGAGTATAGAGAATATGGATTAGACCTTAGTATGGGGAACAATCAAGTTGATGCAGGGATTAATAGAGTTGCAGAGTATCTTAGGATAAGAAAGGATCATATAAATCCTATTACAGGAGAGAAAGGTGCTCCTCGTGTTTATATATCAAAGCGGTGTGTCAATCTAATAAGGGAGATAGGGGAGTACATCTGGGAAAAGAATGCTGATACTAAGAATGACCCCAAAGAGAAACCTAGGAAGAAGAACGATCACGCTTGTGATGCTTGGAGATATCTCATTATGAGTAGGCCAAGTCCTTTTGCAGTTGAGCTAATAACAGAAGCAAAGATAGGTACTTTTGACTATTATTACGAGAGGTTAAGGGTTAAACGAGAAAGGGATACTCAATTTATTTAACCCTTTTAAAAAGTAAGGAAAGAAAGGCATAGGTACAAAATGGCTAGAAGAAGTCGAAGGAATAGGGAAGGTAAACAGACTGCAGGGCTGGAAAGAGGGGCTAATATAACTCCTCTTTATCAAGAATGGAGTAGTAAGATTAAAGATAGACAGACTTTCTTTGATAAGAAGAAGGGCGTAGAACTTAAGAGTTATAGGAATGCCTATGAGGGTAGAGATTCAGATATCAATGTTGATAACCTTAGGGGGGGGACGGGTAGGAATAAGATGGTTTATCTGGTAGTCTCGGTTCTTGGTCCTGCAATAGGTTTCTCTCGTCCTAAGATATTTGTTTCTGGTAGTAAGAGTGCTGTCGAGATACAAGGGGAGAAGATACCTACTTCCGCTGGAGCTGCACGACTCCAGGCCCTACTTAACTTCATGTTTAAGAGACTTGACTTAGAGGTTGAGTTTAAGAAGAGTGTTACAGAGAGTTTGATTGGGCATGAAGGAGTATTCTTCACTGGGTTTGATATGGAGACTTTTGAGGAGTTCGATGAGGAAGGGGAGAAGTTTGATATCATAGAAAGTGAGAACATAGTGTGTAAGAGAATTGCTCCTGCCACTGTCTCAGCACTCTCAGTCTTCATCTCAGTTTTCCTGAGATCGGTGTCGGTCTTGAGTCTAGGTTCAGCTAAAGCAAGTTCAAGCTGCTGTTGGAAAGA